TTAGCTTTCGGTTGCCGGTTTTTCCACCTTACCGGCCAGCTGGGCAAGGAAGTCATAGCGTTTTTGTAAATCCGCCGTCGCATCCTTCCACAGCTGTTCCGCGACTTCCGGCTGCTGCGCGTTAAGGCGGCGGAAGCGCTGCTCGTTCAGGAGCGTTTCTGCCAGCGCGTCTGACGGCGGACGGGAGTCCAGCGCCAGCGGAAGTTTACCTTCATCGGCGCGACGCGGGTCAAAGCGATACAGCGGCCAGAATCCGGTCGCGGTCAGCTGACGCATCTGATCGTGGCTCAGCGCCAGATCGTAACCGTGTTCTTCGCAAGGGCTGTAGGCAATAATCAGCGACGGGCCCGGATACGCTTCCGCTTCCTGAATCGCTTTTACCGTCTGGTTCAGCTGCGCGCCAAGGGAAATCTGCGCGACGTAAACGTGGCCGTACATCATCATGCTGACGCCGAGGTCTTTGCGCGCCTTGCGCTTACCGTGTTCGCCAAACTTGGTGACCGCCCCCAGCGGGGTGGCTTTTGATGCCTGGCCGCCGGTGTTGGAATAGCATTGGGTATCGAGCACCAGAATATTGACGTTTTCGGTCAGGCTCAGCACGTGGTCAAGACCGCCGAAGCCGATATCGTAGGCCCAGCCATCGCCACCGATTAGCCAGATCGATTTCTCGACCAGCGCGTCGGCGTCGGTTAGCAGCTCTTTCGCGTCGGCTTCATTTGCCAGAACCTTACGCAGCTCGGCCACCTGTTCGCGGCGTACTTCAGGCGTTACTTCCGCGTGCAGCGCGTCGTTAAGCGCGGGCGGAAGTTTATCGGCGAACTGCGACAGCAGACGCATTACGCGCTGACGGTGCTGATCGACGGTGAGGCGGAAACCGAGACCAAACTCGGCGTTATCCTCGAACAGCGAGTTAGCCCACGCCGGCCCGCGGCCGTGGGCATCGGTGGTGTAGGGCGTGGAAGGCAGGTTGCCGCCGTAAATCGATGAACAACCGGTGGCGTTGGCAATCAGCATCCGGTCGCCGTAGAGCTGAGTCAGCAGCTTGATATACGGCGTTTCGCCGCAGCCGGAGCAGGCGCCGGAGTATTCGAACAGCGGGCTGATCAGCTGCGAGGTGCGGATATCGATACGCTCCAGCTTGCTGCGGTCCATTTCCGGCAGATTGAGGAAGTAGTCATAGTTCACTTTCTCTTCTTCAACATGTTCAAGGCGCGACATCATATTGATGGCCTTGATTTCCGGATTCTGCCTGTCTTTGGCCGGGCAAACCTCGACGCAGAGATTACAGCCGGTACAATCTTCAGGCGCGACCTGCAGAACGTACTTCTGGCCGCGCATATCGCGGGATTTAACGTCCAGAGAATGCAGGCTGGCCGGGGCATTTTCCATCGCGTCCGGGGAGACCACTTTCGCGCGGATTGCCGAGTGCGGGCAGGCGGCCACGCAGTGGTTACACTGGGTGCAAAGTTCTTCCTTCCAGATAGGGATCTCTTCGGCGATATTGCGTTTTTCCCAGCGGGTGGTGCCCATCGGCCAGGTACCGTCCGGCGGCAGGGCGGAGACCGGAAGCGCATCGCCGAGCCCGGCCAGCATGGCGGCGGTCACGGTTTTGACGAAATCCGGCGCGGCGTCGGAGACGACCGGCGGGCGGTTCGGGCTGTTGGCATCGACCTGCTGCAGCGGCACTTCCGCCAGCGACTCGCGGGCCAGGGCCAGCGCCTGCCAGTTGCGTTCGACCAGCTCCTGACCTTTGCTGCTGTAGCTTTTAGCAATCGCGCCCTGCAGCTCCGCCAGCGCGCTATCGCCCGGCAGGATCTGCGTCAGATGGAAAAAGGCCATCTGCATGACGGTGTTGATACGCGCTCCAAGGCTACACTCGCGGGCGATTTTTGCCGCGTTAACGATATAAAACCGCGCTTTTTTCTGATTCAGCGTGGCCTGGACTTCCTGCGGCAGACGCGACCAGACCTCTTCGGCGCCGTAAGGCGTGTTGAGCAGGAAAATACCGCCGGGCTTCAGGCGTTCAACCATCTGATACTTGTCGATAAACTGCAGCTGGTGGCAGCCGACGAAATCCGCCTGTGAAATCAGATAGGAAGAACGAATCGGCTTCTCGCTAACGCGCAGATGGGAAACCGTCAGGCCGCCGGCCTTTTTCGAATCATAGACGAAATAGCCCTGCGAGAACCAGGGCGTCGAGTTACCGATAATCTTGATATTGTTTTTGGTGGCCGAGACGCTGCCGTCGCTGCCGAGCCCGTAAAACAGGGCTTCCAGCTTCGCCTCCGACGGCAGCGTGTTTTCTACCAGCGGCAGCGAAAGATTGGTGACGTCATCGTAGATGCCGACGGTAAAGCGCGGCTTGGGTTTAGCGGCGCTCAGTTCGTTGAATATCGCCAGGACGCACTCCGGCCCGAACTCTTTTGAAGAGAGACCGTAGCGGCCGCCAATGGTACGCGGCAGGGTTTCTCGCTCGCCGCGGTTGAAGGCTTCCGCCAGCGCGGTCATCACGTCGAGATACAGCGGCTCAGCCTGGGCGCCCGGTTCCTTGGTGCGGTCAAGCACCGCTACGGCGCGGGCGCTTACCGGCAGCGCTTCCAGCAGGTGGGCTGCGGAGAAGGGGCGGTAAAGACGAACTTTCAGTACACCGACTTTTTCACCGCGGCTCAGCAGTTCATCAACCACTTCCTCACAGGTGCCGATTGCGGAGCCCATAATCACGATAACGCGCTCGGCTTGTGGATGGCCGTAGAACTCAAACGGTTTGTACTGACGCCCGGTGGCGGCGGCAAAATCGTTCATCGCCGTTTCAACGTGCGCGTAAACCGCGTCGTACCACGGGTTAGTTGCTTCACGTGACTGGAAGTAGGTATCCGGATTCGCTGAGGTGCCGCGGATTACCGGATGTTCGGGGTTCAGGGCGCGCTGGCGATGTTCATCGATTTTATCCTGCGGCAGCAGGCTGAGAAGGGTATCGTCCGCCAGCGGGGCGATTTTGTTGATTTCGTGCGAGGTGCGGAAACCATCAAAGAAATGAATAAATGGCACCCGGCTTTGCAGCGTGGCGATATGCGAAATCAGCGCAAAGTCCTGGGCTTCCTGGACGCTGCTGGCGCAGAGCATCGCGCAGCCGGTCTGACGCACGGCCATGACGTCCGAGTGATCGCCGAATATGGAGAGCGCGTGGGTTGCCACGGTGCGGGCGGCGACGTGCAGAACAAACGGCATCAGCTGGCCGGCCAGTTTGTACAGTGTCGGGATCATCAGCAGTAAACCCTGCGATGAAGTAAAAGAGGTCGAGAGGGCGCCGGTTTGCAGCGCGCCGTGTACGGCGCCGATTGCCCCGGCTTCCGACTGCATTTCGACGACGCGGGGAACATCGCCCCAGACGTTTTTCAGCCCGTTGCCCGCCCAGGCGTCCGCCTGCTCCGCCATCGTGGAGCTGGGCGTGATCGGGTAGATGGCGATAACTTCACTGGTGCGAAACGCGACTGAAGCAACCGCGCCATTACCGTCGATAGTGATCATATCAATACTCACATTGCTAAATTTTTGATAAAAAAAGTTTTTATGCCCATTGATACACGCTGAGCACTCGCTGAGCTCTTCTGCGAAACCGCTATCGGCGCGATTCCACCGGTAGCGGAAAGTTCGTATCTCACCTGCCTGGTAACGGGGTTGCGTTACCTGCATCGCTACGGGCAGGGGGACCGGGTTTGTGAATCACTGTTTAAGTATAGACCCCAGAGGAACATGATTTTTTGATCTCCAGTAGCGACAAAATCCATAGTTCAGATAAATTAATTCAAGGTATTACATAGGTGCCTACGTATGAACGACACCCTACACCAAAATCAGTGGCGTCATTTTTCCATAAGTAGCAGTGTGGCGAATTTCGCCAGTCAAAGCCTCCTGACCGACAACACTGTCTTAATTACCTGTAGGTAATTTATTCGAGTTTTGCTATATTTTAGATACCTGATGGTAAATGGCGTTAGAATCATTGCGATGGATAAATACGAAATCAGACGACAGCGCTTGCTCTATATCCGTGATAATTTATGCGGCGGTAAGGCTGTTGATGTGGCCCGAACCCTTGGACGGGAGCCTTCTTACGTCTCAAGGATGCTCTACCCCGAAGGCAAAAAGCAAAAGAAAAGGATAGCTGACGAGATGGTCGAACTTATTGAATCTTCGTTCAATCTGCCCCGTGGATGGATGGACGGTATCACCGGTAATATTGATATCGAGCGAGAACCGGTAGAGGATTCGCCGCAGATGCCATATGTCATTGAGGTTCTGGATGCCCAGGCCAGCGCAGGGCCGGGCTGCATTGTCTCCAGTGAGGTTGATGAAACGGTGAATAGCATCACCTATGACTCTGCCGGCGCGCTGCGGCTTTTTGGTAACCGGCCCGCAGAGCATATCAAGGTGATCACGGTCTCCGGCGATAGCATGTCCGGCACCATTGAGACCGGTGACTACATTTTTGTCGATGTCTCGAAAGACTACTTTGAAGGTGACGGCATTTATGTCTTTTCTTTTAAAGGCGCGGTGCTGGTGAAACGTCTTCAGTTCACGGCGGATGGGCTGCTCGTTCACTCGGATAACAGCAAATATGCGGACTGGACGATTGGCGAAAGCCATGAACAGTATCTGAAGATCATTGGTCGCGTGATTTATAGCCACAGCGTTAAACGCTTTGTTTAAAGGCGTTCATTGCCGCGCAGCTTCGCCATCCTGTTTCTGTCATAAACCCTGAGCTCAGCCATAAGCATTACCCGGGTATGCCACCTGTACGCCGGGCATACCTGCGGCTTCGCACCCCTCAATCCTGTGACCCGCTGTTCAACACTACCCGCCTCGGACCTTTTCAGCTGTTTTTACGCGGCATACCACTTTTTTTTCAAAAATATTTTCAATATTTTCAATTGGTTAATGTGTTTTTGTCATAAAGTATACCTATGGGTATTTATTTTTAAATAACCCTGAGGTATTTTTCTGTCATCAGCTTGATAGGCAGCACTATCCGGATGATGAAATACAACGATTCATAACTGAATCTACGTGGCTGAAAAGCCAGCGCCATGGCGCAGTGCGCTTTGGGGTGAAGCCATTGGCAAGGATCCGATTGCCGAAGGCATTCCGCCAAAGCCCATTAAAGGAGACCGCAATGTCCCGTAAAACCGCGTTTAATGGCTCCGCTGCGGGCCGACGTCGCGCGCAGCGCTCCCACTTACAAAATCCGCAAACGCTCAGTTCAGATCTTATCCATCGGCCCACTCCGTCCCGCGCTCAGATTCAGGCAAAAGGGAAGCACCATACGCCTGAACGTATTGAGGACGCATTGCCGATTAAATTTGTGGCACAGGATATTTTTTGGCAGCGCGAGGAATATAAACGGCAAATTGAGCGAGCGACCATCATTTATCAGCAAGAATTTGCACACCAGTATGCGCAGCCAGGAACCTGGCTCTTCCAGAGGGCAATTTATGCGCTTGGTTTGCAAAAAAGAAAGAAAGTAACGGCGAGGTAACGCCTTAGTGCCAGGAAAAATGACCCTGCGCTTCGTTATTTACCATCATAACTCATAGTGAAAGAAGGGAGGGTATATGTCCGATCCTGTTTCCGGTACGTCGATAATTGTTGCTGGTGGATTAATGGGCGCTGGTATGTTTGGCCTGGTGACAGGTATTGATTATGGCGTTGTTTTTGGGGCTTTTGCCGGCGCGGTATTTTATGTTGCGACGGCGGTTAATATCACGCGTTTTAGACTCGCTGCCTATTTTATGACTTCTTTTATTGTCGGTGTTCTGGGCTCCGGGTTAATTGGTACGAAGCTGGCTATCTGGACCGGATACAATGAACGACCTTTAGACGCGTTAGGCGCCGTGCTGATATCCGCGCTGATTATTAAGATACTCACGTTCCTGAATAATCAAGAACTAACCGACCTCTACAAAATACTAACCCGCAACAATAGTGGGCGCCCGAATGGGAAATGAACTTCCCGCGCTGCTTAATGCCGTTCTCTGCGCTTTGATCACCCTAACCTTAATGTTTTATCGGCGCGCCCGGTACAGGAGGTATCGACCATGGATATCGTATACGGCTTATTTGCTGGTAATCACCTATGCCAGCATACCGTTTCGTTATCTCTTCGGCTTGTATACGTCGACCCACTGGTTGGTTGTTACCGTGAATTTTTTTGTCTTTATTGCCGTGTTCCTGGTGAGGGGGAATATTGCGCATTTAATCGATAAATGAGGAATAAATGAATAAAGATGAGATTTTTAATGCCATTCTGGAAAAGGAGGGCGGTTATGTAAATCATCCTGATGATAAAGGAGGTCCGACAAACTGGGGGATTACTCAAGTCACCGCACGGGCTCATGGTTATGATGGCGATATGCAAAAACTGACGCGCCAACAGGCGCTGGATATTCTCAACGCTGACTACTGGATTGCGCCCCGGTTCGATCATGTTGCTGAAATATCTACCGCGATCGCTGAAAAACTGTGTGACGCCGGGGTCAATATGGGGCCTGTTCTGCCGGGTAAGTGGCTTCAACGCTGGTTAAACGCTTTTAATCATCGTGGAGTACTTTATCCGGATCTTATAACCGATGGTGTTATTGGCCCCAGGACCTTAAATGCCTTGAGCCATTATGTTATTCGAAGAGGCAGTGAAGGGGAGCTTGTACTGCTCCGGGCATTAAACTGTAGCCAGGGGCAGTATTATCTGGAGTTAGCAGAAAAAAGTGAGGCTAATAAATCATTTATATATGGTTGGTTAAGGGCTCGGATAGCTATGTAATTTTCTGTTTTATTAATCTAATTTGTTCAGTAACTGAAATCTGGAGAAAGTGAATATGTATACATCTAATGATTTAACCCTCTCAATGTTTTACTCATCTGCCATTGCTGAGGAAACTGGTAATAAAGTCGCAACGCTCACCGTTCAAACCATGGGGCCATCAGCGGAAATTTTACAAATCAGTAAGTTGCACTGCATTACTGATGAAAATAAAGCGAAACGTTATAGTATTGGCGAGCAGTTTATTGCTAATGGCTCCGACTCTCTTCTCGCCGCTATTGAAACCTGGTGGCGTGATAATTCTGCGGCTCTCATTGAAGAGTTAATGATTGAAGTTATGGATTTTATTTTGAGTAATGTTAACCAAAATGCAACCTGGATCGGCCAGTATGGTATGAAAATTTTTGAAAATGAGCCGGTGGCAAAACGTATCCCTGATAGCGTATTACAGAACGGCAGCCACACAAATTCCTGAAAAGTGATGTGGTGTTAAAGCGTAATCACTATGGCGCAACAATAAGTCATAATTAAACAAGCTATTCGCATTGATAAAATGCATTCAAATATTTAAATATCAATAATGGAGATATTATTATGGGTTTTGCTCTGCCTAAGGAAGGTGCGAACAAGTTCCTGATATGAGATCATCATATTCATCCGGAGCGCATCCCAGAGGGACATCATGAGCCATCAACTCACCTTCGCCGATAGTGAATTCAGCACTAAGCGCCGTCAGACCCGAAAAGAGATTTTCCTCTCCCGCATGGAGCAGATTCTGCCATGGCAGAATATGACCGCTGTCATCGAGCCGTTTTATCCCAAGGCGGGCAATGGCCGACGGCCCTATCCGCTGGAGACCATGCTGCGTATTCACTGCATGCAGCATTGGTACAACCTGAGCGACGGTGCCATGGAAGATGCCCTGTACGAAATCGCCTCCATGCGCCTGTTTGCCCGATTATCCCTGGATAGCGCCCTGCCGGATCGCACCACCATCATGAATTTCCGCCACCTGCTCGAGCAGCATCAACTGGCCCGTCAATTGTTCAAGACCATCAATCGCTGGCTGGCCGAAGCAGGCGTCATGATGACCCAAGGCACTTTGGTGGATGCCACCATCATTGAGGCACCCAGCTCTACCAAGAACAAAGAGCAGCAACGCGATCCGGAGATGCATCAGACCAAGAAAGGCAATCAGTGGCACTTTGGCATGAAGGCCCACATTGGTGTCGATGCCAAGAGTGGCCTGACCCACAGCCTGGTCACCACCGCGGCCAACGAGCATGACCTCAATCAGCTGGGTAATCTGCTTCATGGAGAGGAGCAATTTGTCTCAGCCGATGCCGGCTACCAAGGAGCGCCACAGCGCGAGGAGCTGGCCGAGGTGGATGTGGACTGGCTGATCGCCGAGCGTCCCGGCAGGGTAAAAACCTTGAAGCAGCATCCGCGCAAGAACAAAACGGCCATCAACATCGAATACATGAAAGCCAGCATCCGTGCCAGGGTGGAGCACCCGTTTCGCATCATCAAGCGGCAGTTCGGCTTCGTGAAAGCCAGATACAAGGGGCTGCTGAAAAACGATAACCAACTGGCGATGTTATTCACCCTGGCCAACCTGTTTCGGGTGGACCAAATGATACGTCAGTGGGAGAGATCTCAGTAAAAACCGGAAATAACGCCAGAAATGGTGGAAAAAATAGCCTAAATAGGCTGATTCGATGTGTTTGCGGGAAAAAAATCGGCCCAGATCCGCGAAATTTTAATCAGCGAGTCAGCTTGGGAAGAAATGACCTGCTTATTCGCACCTTCCCTAAGGAAGGTGCGAACAAGTTCCTGATATGAGATCATCATATTCATCCGGAGCGCATCCCAGAGGGACATCATGAGCCATCAACTCACCTTCGCCGATAGTGAATTCAGCACTAAGCGCCGTCAGACCCGAAAAGAGATTTTCCTCTCCCGCATGGAGCAGATTCTGCCATGGCAGAATATGACCGCTGTCATCGAGCCGTTTTATCCCAAGGCGGGCAATGGCCGACGGCCCTATCCGCTGGAGACCATGCTGCGTATTCACTGCATGCAGCATTGGTACAACCTGAGCGACGGTGCCATGGAAGATGCCCTGTACGAAATCGCCTCCATGCGCCTGTTTGCCCGATTATCCCTGGATAGCGCCCTGCCGGATCGCACCACCATCATGAATTTCCGCCACCTGCTCGAGCAGCATCAACTGGCCCGTCAATTGTTCAAGACCATCAATCGCTGGCTGGCCGAAGCAGGCGTCATGATGACCCAAGGCACTTTGGTGGATGCCACCATCATTGAGGCACCCAGCTCTACCAAGAACAAAGAGCAGCAACGCGATCCGGAGATGCATCAGACCAAGAAAGGCAATCAGTGGCACTTTGGCATGAAGGCCCACATTGGTGTCGATGCCAAGAGTGGCCTGACCCACAGCCTGGTCACCACCGCGGCCAACGAGCATGACCTCAATCAGCTGGGTAATCTGCTTCATGGAGAGGAGCAATTTGTCTCAGCCGATGCCGGCTACCAAGGAGCGCCACAGCGCGAGGAGCTGGCCGAGGTGGATGTGGACTGGCTGATCGCCGAGCGTCCCGGCAGGGTAAAAACCTTGAAGCAGCATCCGCGCAAGAACAAAACGGCCATCAACATCGAATACATGAAAGCCAGCATCCGTGCCAGGGTGGAGCACCCGTTTCGCATCATCAAGCGGCAGTTCGGCTTCGTGAAAGCCAGATACAAGGGGCTGCTGAAAAACGATAACCAACTGGCGATGTTATTCACCCTGGCCAACCTGTTTCGGGTGGACCAAATGATACGTCAGTGGGAGAGATCTCAGTAAAAACCGGAAATAACGCCAGAAATGGTGGAAAAAATAGCCTAAATAGGCTGATTCGATGTGTTTGCGGGAAAAAAATCGGCCCAGATCCGCGAAATTTTAATCAGCGAGTCAGCTTGGGAAGAAATGACCTGCTTATTCGCACCTTCCCTAAAACTTTCGCCATTATCGAGTCAGATAATGACGGTAACCGCCACATTTAACCAGGCATATGCACCATGATTACAGCTGATTATCAAAAACTTGAACCCGGGAGTGAAATACGTTTACTGGAAATTGATGGCAGCGTCTTTGGCATGGATGATGTCTTATATTTCCACGGGCACAGTATCGCCCATAGCGAAGCTGAAATCCAGGCTGCTGGAGGGGACGAAACGCGTTTGCCTGCAAAATCCATTTGGTGGCAGGGCAATGAATATATGCCATGGCCTTGTATTATTGACGGGATTGAATCTTCTACCAGCGGTCGGGACGCGCAACCATCGCTGAAGGTGGCAAATATTGATGCTTCGATTACCGCGCTGTGCTTGTATTACGATGACCTGGTTCAGGCGAAAGTCACCATTCACGATACGCTGGCAAAATATCTCGACGCACGTAATTTCCCTGAAGGTAATGCGAGAGCCGACCCCACGCAGGAAAAACGAAAAGTCTTCTTTATTGATGCCAAAAGTGAGGAGACCAATGAAGCGATTGAGTTCACGCTTGCCAGTCCAATGGATTTGCAAGGAATAATGATCCCATCGCGTCAGCTGCATTCTATCTGTACCTGGTGTATCAGGAATAAATACCGCAGCGGCGATGGTTGTGATTATACAGGCCAGCGATATTTTGATAACAATAATACACCTGTTACCGATCCGGCGCTGGATGTTTGTAACGGCACTTTGTCGGCCTGTAAATTACGCTTTGGCGAAGACAATGAGCTGCCTTTTGGTGGTTTTCCCGGCACGTCTTTAATTCGGAGCTAACATGCGCCAGAAAGTTATCAGGGCTATTCAGGTGCATGCTCAGGAGCAATATCCTCGAGAATGCTGCGGTGCGATTGCCCAAAGGGGGCGGGTAGAGCGCTATTTCCCCTGTCGTAATATTGCCGATGACCCCCAGGAGCATTTTGTTCTTGCGCCAGAGGATTTTGCACGGGTAGAGGATTGGGGCACCGTAACGGGGATCGTCCACAGTCACCCCGACGCGACGACCCAGCCAAGCGAGCTGGATAAGGCTCAGTGTGACGCGATGTTGTTACCCTGGCATATTTTCAGCTGGCCGGAAGGCGATTTTCGTACCATTTATCCGCGAGGAGAATTGCCGCTGCTGGAACGTCCGTTCGTGCTTGGCCATTATGATTGCTGGGGACTGGTAATGAGCTATTTTCGCCAGCAGCATAATGTTGAGTTGACGGATTATCGTGTGGATTATCCGTGGTGGGAAGATGGCTACCCTGATAACTTTTATCATGATTGTTGGTATCAATGTGGCTTTCGCGAGTTTGATGGCCCGCCGCAGCCGGGAGATATGATTATCATGCAGGTACAGGCAAATAAGTGGAATCATGCGGGTATTCTCCTTGAGGGAAATATGCTGCTGCATCACCTGTATGGTCATTTAAGCCAGCGAGTGCCGTATGGGGGATACTGGCAGGAAAGAACGGTGAAAGTTTTGCGCTATCATATTAATGATAATGCGTTGACTAATGAAAAAATCTGAAAGACGTTGGGATTTTAAATCACCCGATATGAAATGCGTTAGCAAGTGAATGTGATTCAACATCAGAGGGCTGGACTTGCTCTCGAGTCAACTCAGCGTACGATATTATCAATGGCGGAATAGATACTTATGATTTATTCATAATGTCTGCTGCAGATGGAGTATTTATGCAAGAACATATGGTCAGAATAGAGTTGGGCGGTATTCTTGGTAAGAAATTTGGCAAATCTCATTGTCGGATGGTGGCAACGGCATCTGAAGCGATAAGGGCTTTATGTTGTACTATCAATGGATTTGAAAAATTCATGAACAACAGCAAAGCTATGGGATTAACCTATGCTGTTTTTAAAGGAAAGAAAAATATTAGCGAGGATGATATTCCTTTCCCCATCAACGATAAAGTAATACGAATTGTTCCTGTCGTTATTGGTAGTAAAAAAGCTGGCGTGCTACAGACGATATTAGGTGTTGCATTGATCGCGGTCGCTTCAATCGCCACTATGGGCACTGGAGGGATATTCGCCGCGATTGCTGCCGGCTCCGGGTGGGGAAGTGCCGCAATGCTGGGGGCCTCAATGGTACTTGGCGGCGTTCTTCAGATGCTCTCTCCTCAGGTTCCAGGTTTAGCCAGTCAACAATCTCCTGAAAATAAAGCCTCCTACGCATTTGGCGGGGTCACGAACACCACCGCTCAGGGATATCCGGTACCGTTGTTATACGGCAAGCGGCTTATCGGCGGGGCAATTATTTCAGCGGGAATTTATGTAGAAGACCAGCAGTAAAATATCCGGCTTCTCTCATTTCAGACCACCTTTGAGGTGGTTTTTTTATGGACAAAATATCTATGACACAGCATCTCATTAAAGGTTGTAAGGGCGGGAGTTCAAGCCCGCGTACCCCAACGGAACAGCCTGATGATTTACAGTCTGTTGCGAAAGCAAAAATTCTCATTGCGCTGGGCGAGGGTGAATTTGCCGGTGCGCTTACCGCAAAAGATATTTACCTTGATGGTACGCCGCTGGAAAATTCCGACGGCTCGCAAAATTTTAGCGGCGTCGCCTGGGAGTTTCGACCGGGAACTCAGGCACAGAATTACATCCAGGGGATCCCCGGTTCAGAAAATGAAATTAACGTAGGAGTGGAAGTCTCCAGCAAAACGGCCTGGTCCCGCTCTTTTAGTAATACCCAGCTTTCCGCCGTCCGCCTGCGCTTAAAATGGCCATCTTTACTGAAACAGGAAGATAATGGCGATCTGGTAGGGAACGCCGTCAGCTATGCCGTTGATTTGCAAACCGATGGTGGTAGCTGGCAGACGGTGCTGGAGAGTGCGGTAAGCGGAAAGACCACTTCCGGCTATGAACGATGCCACCGCATTGATCTCCCCCGGGCGACGACGGGTTGGGTTTTGCGCCTGCGTAAGGTCACGGAAGACGCAAATACCTCAAAAACTGGCGATGTTATGATGCTGCAAAGTTATGCTGAGGTGCTTGATGCAAAACTACGCTATCCCAACACTGCCCTGCTTTACGTTGAATTTGACTCTCGTCAGTTTAATGGCTCTATTCCAAAAATTGCCTGCAGTCCTCGCGGGCGGGTGATCCGCGTTCCTGATAACTATGACCCGGAAACCCGCCAATATTCAGGCATCTGGACCGGAGCATTCAAATGGGCGTGACGGATAACCCGGCCTGGATTTTTTATGATCTGATCGTCAGCGATCGTTTTGGCCTGGGGAATCGTCTTACCTCAGAAAATATTGATAAATGGACGTTGTATCAGGTAGCACGATATTGCGATGAACCCGTCCCCGATGGTAAAGGTGGGGAGGGTACCGAGCCGCGCTATTTATGTAACGTCTATGTTCAGGATCGCAACGATGCCTATACGGTGTTACGCGATTTTGCGGCCATTTTCCGTGGCATGACCTGCTGGAGTGGCGATCGGGTGATTGCTCTGGCGGATATGCCTCGTGATATTGATTACACCTATACCAGGGCTAACGTCATCAATGGTCGTTTTCACTATGCCAGCAGCAGTAGCAAAACGCGCTATACCAACGCGCTCGTCTCATGGTCTGATCCAGAGAATGAGTATGCGGATGCGATGGAGCCGGTTTTTGAGCAGCCGCTTGTCGCCCGCTATGGATTTAATCAGCTAGAACTTACGGCGATTGGCTGTACCCGTCAGTCGGAGGCCAACCGTAAAGGGCGTTGGGGAATTCTGACCAACAATAAAGATCGCGTAGTGACTTTTTCAGTCGGACTGGACGGTAATATTCCACAACCCGGCTATATCATTGCGGTGGCGGACGAAATGCTGGCGGGAAAAGTCAACGGTGGCCGTACCCGCGAAGTGGATGGCTGCGTTATTACGCTCGATCGTAAAACGGAAGCGAAAGCCGGGGACCGTCTGTTATTGAACCTGCCATCGGGGGGGACGCAAGGCCGAACCATTGAGAGCGTCGATGGACACGTCGTCACCGTCACCGCTGAATATGCCGAAAGACCAGAACCGGAATGCGTATGGGCCATTGAGTCTGACTCTCTGAGGGTCCAGCAATATCGTGTTGTGGGTGTTAAAGATAATAACGATAGCACCTTTACAATTTCCGCAGCCGCTCACGATCCGGATAAATACGCCAGGATTGATTCCGGTGCGATTATTGATAGTCGGCCAATCAGCGTTATTCCTCCAGGGAAGCAAAGCGCGCCAGCTAATATCGTTGTTCAGTCTTATTCCGTGGTTAATCAGGGGATTAGCGTTGAAACGCTGCAGGTTCACTGGACGGCAGTACAGAATGCCATTGCTTATGAAGCACAGTGGCGCCGCAATGAAGGCAACTGGATAAACGTGCCCCGGAGTTCCGTTGCCTCGTTTGATGTCAGCGGAATTTATGCCGGCCGATACATCGTAAGGGTGCGCGCTATCAATGCCGCGGAAGTGTCGAGCGGCTGGGCATATTCGCAAGAGAAAACGCTGACCGGCAAAATCGGCCTGCCTTCGGCACCTGTTTCGCTGACCACAACATCCCTTCTGCATGGCGTTCAACTAAACTGGGCGTTCCCGGAGGGAAGTGGCGATACGCAAAAAACCGAGCTGCAGTACAGCCCAAATCCAACCGGCAACGGCGCGATGGCGCTTTCTGACGTAACGTATCCGGGAAACTCGTATCAGCAGATGGGCCTGCAGATTGCGGCGACGTTCTGGTACCGGGCACGCATTGTCGATCGCCTTGGTAACGAAAGTCCGTGGACCGTCTGGGTGCAGGGGATGGCCAGCGACGATATCGGGGAGTATTACGACAAGCTGACCGACGCAATTAAGGACACCGAAGCCTGGCAAGAATCTCAGCGGGATATGGAGGAAACCCACAAAACGCTGACGGAAACCGCTGATGCCATCCGTGAAGAGGTCGAGCAGCAGGTTAACGAAATAAACCAGAGCATTAATGAGACCGCCGGGGGGATCCGTAAGCAGGTTGATGGGCAGATAGCGACGGTCAATAAGTCGATAACAGAGAATATTGACCTCGTTAATCAGACCCTCAATGACACCATCTCGACAGTAAACAAAAGCATCAACGATGCTGTGAGTGATATTAATACTTCCGTCGACCAGCAGATAGCAGATGTCAATAAAGCCCTGACTGCGGGGGACTCGGCGTTAAAATCCCAGCTGCAGACGGTTGAAAACGGCCTGAAACAGTCCATTGCTCAGGCAAATACGGGCTGGGATAAAGCGGTAAAACAGGAGACCGCTGACCGCATTGCGGACGTCAACGCGAAAGCGGCGCAGGCGGCAGACCAGTTGCTCAATGAAAAAAATGAGCGGGTGGCCGCCATCGAGTCAACTCAACAAATAATACAGGATATTAATAACTCCCTGGCCACGCAGATGGCTCAGATTTCGGCGGGTACCGGGGAGCAGTTCGACAGTCAAGCTATCTGGTACTTCGATAACGATCGTGAAGGATGGACATCCAACGGAGGCATACCTTCAGTTATTGAAAATGGCTGGCTGAGGCCGACAAATCATGCGACCGATGCTTATATCACATCTCCTGTAATCAGTATTAGTGGCAGGGCTTATCGCTTTCTGAAGTTGCGATTGAAGAAAACGGGCACACCTGTGTGGAGTGGCCAGGTTCGTTGGCGTTATGAAGGGCAGACGTTCAATGACAGCCGCATGCTGACCGTGGCGGAGCCGGACTATGATAGTAGCGGCAGGGCTGTCCTCAGTATTCAGGATATCCCTTGGGGAAGTGCCGATGGTAAACCGGTGATCCAGTTCCGGCTTGATTTAACATTGGATCAATCTGATGAGAACTTCATTACCATTGACTGGATTGCCGTTGGCCGACCGACTCCGGGAGCCAGTACGGCAGCATTGCGCGAAGAAGCAACAACCCGTGCTAATGCAGATGCGGTAGAAGCGACAAAGAGAACTACGCTGGCCGCGCAGATACGCGGGACGAGTGAGAGTAATGATCTGGCTGACCTGAGTTCCGGTCTGTTGTTTCAGGAGATGAACGCGCGTATCACCGCTGATAAAGCAGAGGTGACGGCCAGAGAATCGCTGCAGGCGCAGTTCAACGACAATAAATCCTCGGTGGTGGAGGAACTGAGCTCCCTGACGACAGCGCAGAGCGCGCAGGCCAGCAAAATTAGCGGTCTGGAAACCAGTCTGGGTAAAAAAGCCGACGCAACCGCGCTCCAGACGCTGACGCAAAAGGTCGAACAGCAGGGCACCACGTTAACCAGCCAAGGAAATACGCTGACCTCGCTGTCTAACCGCGTCGGGAAAACGGAATCGGGCGTGGCCGCAAACAGCAACGCCATCACAGGTCTGCAGTCTACTGTCAGTCAGCAGGAAGATAAGCTCACCAGCCAGGGTTTGTCTCTAACAAAGTTGACGAACGATCTGTCAGCAACAAATGCCAACGTCAGCAAGAAAGCGGATGCAAGCGCGCTGCAGACGCTGCAGAACACGGTCACGCAGCAGGGGGGGACGCTGACCACTCAGGGCAGCGCGATCGTCTCGCTGGAAAACTCACTGAATGCGCTGGATGTGGGTGGGGCGAACCAGATCCCCGATTCCGGCAGTCTGATCAGATATGGCAACGTGAGTACGGATAAATATAACGGAAACGGCGTGATGGCCTTCACGCTGAAAGCCGGAGCAGCATACCGTGACCTTATCAGTATCAACCTGTCCGCGCCGGTGGACGGAACCGAGTACGTTCTGAGTTTTTACGCGAAGGCGGCGATAAACGGGCAGAAGGTCCGGAGCCATTTCTATAGCCCGAACAGCACGAAAAAGGCGGTGAGCAGCCAGGGGAACACGTTTACCAATTCAGATGGGCTGTGTGATTTCACTCTGACGACGGAATGGCAGCGTTACTGGGTGAAATGGACGCAGGGTGCGGGTACTGGCAGCAAAAAGCTGATTGTTGCGCGTATTCAGCAGGGGTCGACAGACCAGACGGTGTACCTGAGTTCCCCGAAGTTTGAGCGGGGGAATGTGCCGACGGCATGGAGTGAAGCGCCGGAAGATAACGCCAGCGCGGCGGCAGTGAGCGCTCTGACATCGCGGGTGGATTCAGCGGAGGGCGTCCTGACCAGCCAGGGGCAGTTGCTGACGAGCCTGCAGAACGGACTGACGACAGCAGACCAGAACATCGGAAAGAAAGCTGACAGCAGCGCCGTGAACACGCTGACAAACCGGGTCAGCCAGGTTGAAAACACGCTGACCACGCAGTCAGAAAGCATCACCTCGCTGTCCGGAAGCATCAGTACGCTGCGCAACCAGGTCTCCAACCCGTGGTTTGATGGCTCGCTGGAAAGCTATGCGGATGGTCAGCAGATAAGCGGCAGCGGCGCAATCGTGACAACGGCGCAGAAATTTAACGGCAGCAGGAGCCTGAGGCTGCGCCGTGAGGCGAATAACGGCGGCAACAGCGACAAGCAGATAGGGCCATGGTCGAGTATCCGCGAGAATGCCGTATACAGTGTTGAGCTGTGGGCAATGATGCCGGCAGACCAGTCCCCGTCGACGGGCTGGCAGACGATAGTCGGCATTCAGGGTCAGAATGCGGCAGGGCAGAACAGTTGGCAGGGGGCGGTCACCATAACGGAAAGTGGCCTGGGCGAGCGCGGGAAGTGGGTGAAATTCAGCGGCAAGGCGCGGATGAACGGAACCGGCAGGACGCGCGGTGTGGTATGGATTTCCACACGCGGAGCGACGGGTAGCGGAACGCCGGGTTACGATCTGTATATTGATGATATTGTCATCACAGATATAACGGATGCTCAGGCTGTGCAGACTACAGCCGATGCCACGGCTTCTGCCGTTGACTCTCTGACGACGAAAGTCAGCCAGCAGGACAATAATATCAGTAGCATTGGGAACCGGACTACTGCACTGGAAAATGGTTTGTCTGTGACGAACGCCAGTGTTAACAAAAAGGCGGATGCCAACACGGTTCAGACATTGCATCATACGGTGATGCAGCAGGGAAAAGACCTATCCAGTCAGGGGAACGCCATCACCTCCCTGAATAACATGCTAAGCAGCGTTAAAGATGATATTTCGAAAAAAGCCGATACTGCCGCAGTGTTTGCACTGACCAACCGCGTGACTGAGACAGAGCAGAGTATCCGCAGTAATAGTGATGCGGTGACTTCCCTGAGCAGCTCTTTGAGCCAGCAGGCGCGCCGTGGGGCAAATGTTCTGCCTGATGGCACTTGGGAGAGCTACCCGGTTGGTTACAATGTGGCGAATAACCGCGTGTTGGTGACATCCGATGAGGCTTACAGCGGCGCGAAGTGTATCCGCCTCATTCGGGCGAATGACTACAATGCTACCGCCAGCGACAACAATGATTGCCATATTTTCGCCGGCCTGCAGGTCCGTGATGGAGCAACATATTACGTTGAGTTTCGTGTGAAGCCGGATCCGAAAGGAACAGCTATGGCCGATAACGTGCAGTTGTCGGTGGGTTTTTCGCTGCAGGACATGAGCGGTAGTTGGTCCTGGCCTGCACTGACGAAAGCGAAGAAAGACCTTGTCGCTGAAGGCTGGACGAAGGTCTCCGGGTATTTGACCAATAACCGGACCAGTATTAAACAAGCGATGGTACGTCTCTCGGTACCGAATGTGTCAACGGTGAAAGCGGGTAACGCCTTTCTGATAGACGATTTGTTTATCACCGAGGTGACTGATGCGAAAGCAGCTCTTGATGCTGCCGATGCGAATGCGCAGGCTATCATGAACCTGAAAACAACCGTGACGCAGAATGGCGAGGATATTACCTCTCAAGGTAGCAGCATCACGAAGCTGACGAATGACCTGGCTATCACTAATGGCAATGTGAATAAAAAGGCTGATGCAACAGCTCTGCAGACGCTACAGAATACAGTCACGCAGCAGGGGAAAGAGGCCGCTTCACAGGGGACAGCGCTGACGAGTCTGGAAAATAGCCTGAACGGCCTGTCGGTGGGCGGAGTCAATCTTATTCGACATTCTGATACGCTCGACGGATGGAGCAGCAGATCTCCTTCAGAAACCTACCAGGGGGCGAGTGTAGCCTGGACCCGTCTGGTGAAGGGAACCGGAGGTTATGTCCAACTGGATGAGCAAACTCTGGATGTGACGGGGAAAACCGAGTTCATCTATAGTTTTTATGCGAAAGGGGCTTATGCAGCACAAGAAATGACTGCATATTTTTATAACCCGTCAAATACTTCCCGGATTGAAACAAACCAGGGATACAAAAGCTCAGCCGGGGATGGTGCCGCACAGTTTACCCTTACCACCTCATGGCAGCGTTACTGGGTTCGTTGGGTTATTCCGGCCACAGCGGGCACAAAGCGTTTGATCCCGGCCCGTTTGCAGCATGCACCATCCGCGGATAAAGAGGTCTGGCTCTGCCGTCCAAAACTGGAAACAGGCAACGTTGTGACTGACTGGACGCCCAATAATGACGATATTGCTGCAGAGATCCAGGCTAATGCTGGAGCAGTCCAGAACCTGTCCACGCGAGTGACAACTGCGGAGGGGAAAATTACTTCTTCGGGCACAGCGATAACTCGGCTACAGAACGATCTTGCGCTCACACAAGCTGATGTATCGAAAAAAGCCGATACTACCGCCTTGCAAACGGTACAGAACTCCGTCACACAGCAGGACAAAGATATTACGGCAGCGAATAGTGCTATAACTAAACTGACCAGTGACCTTTCGACGACGAACGCCAACGTCAGCAAGAAAGCGGATGCAAGCGCGCTGCAGACGCTGCAGAACACGATCACGCAGCAGGGGGGGACGCTGACCACTCAGGGCAGCGCGATCGTCTCGCTGGAAAACTCACTGAATGCGCTGGATGTGGGTGGGGCGAACCAGATCCCCGATTCCGGCAGTCTGATCAGATATGGCAACGTGAGTACGGATAAATATAACGGAAACGGCGTGATGGCCTTCACGCTGAAAGCCGGAGCAGCATACCGTGACCTTATCAGTATCAACCTGTCCGCGCCGGTGGACGGAACCGAGTACGTTCTGAGTTTTTACGCGAAGGCGGCGATAAACGGGCAGAAGGTCCGGAGCCATTTCTACAGCCCGAACAGCACGAAAAAGGCGGTGAGCAGCCAGGGGAACACGTTTACCAATTCAGATGGGCTGTGTGATTTCACTCTGACGACGGAATGGCAGCGTTACTGGGTGAAATGGACGCAGGGTGCGGGTACTGGCAGCAAAAAGCTGATTGTTGCGCGTATTCAGCAGGGGTCGACAGACCAGACGGTGTACCTGAGTTCCCCGAAGTTTGAGCGGGGGAATGTGCCGACGGCATGGAGTGAAGCGCCGGAAGATAACGCCAGCGCGGCGGCAGTGAGCGCTCTGACATCGCGGGTGGATTCAGCGGAGGGCGTCCTGACCAGCCAGGGGCAGTTGCTGACGAGCCTGCAGAACGGACTGACGACAGCAGACCAGAACATCGGAAAGAAAGCTGACAGCAGCGCCGTGAACACGCTGACAAACCGGGTCAGCCAGGTTGAAAACACGCTGACCACGCAGTCAGAAAGCATCACCTCGCTGTCCGGAAGCATCAGCACGCTGCGCAACCAGGTCTCCAACCCGTGGTTTGATGGCTCGCTGGAAAGCTATGCGGATGGTCAGCAGATAAGCGGCAGCGGCGCAATCGTGACCACGGCGCAGAAATTTAACGGCAGCAGGAGCCTGAGGCTGCGCCGTGAGGCGAATAACGGCGGCAACAGCGACAAGCAGATAGGGCCATGGTCGAGTATCCGCGAGAATGCCGTGTACAGTGTTGAGCTGTGGGCAATGATGCCGGCAGACCAGTCCCCGTCGACGGGCTGGCAGACGATAGTCGGCATTCAGGGTCAGAATGCGGCAGGGCAGAACAGTTGGCAGGGGGCGGTCACCATAACGGAAAGTGGCCTGGGCGAGCGCGGGAAGTGGGTGAAGTTCAACGGCAAGGCGCGGATGAACGGAACCGGCAGGACGCGCGGTGTGGTATGGATTTCCACACGCGGAGCGACGGGTAGCGGAACGCCAGGTTACGATCTGTATATTGACGATATTGTCATTACGGATGTGACCGATGCTCAGAAAGCACTGGATGTAGCTGATGCCAGTACCACAGCTGTCAGTGGACTGACTACCCGCGTAACGAATGCTGAGACTAAAATCACGGCACACAGCCAGCAAATAACCAGTCTGCAGAGCTCCCTTAGTGGTAAAGCTGATGCTGGAGCAGTCAATACATTGTCCAGTCGGGTGACCAGTGCTGAAGATAAAATCGAATCAACAGCCAGCAGCCTGACCAGCCTGAATAGTACCGTCGGTACGTTATCCTCGACCGTACAGGCCCAGGGACAGACTCTGTCGGATACAAACGGCAAGGTTAACTCGACATACTCCATTAAGGTTGAAACAAATAACGGTAAGAAGGTTGGTGCGGGGATCGTGTTAGGGAGCGACGGCTCCACCAGTGACATGCTCCTCTATGCAGACCGCTTTTCACTGTTTAACCGCAACAGCAAAACCGCCGTGCCGGTGATGATTGCTAAAGGTAACGAGCTGTATATTGATTCGGCACGAATTAAAAACGGCGCGATTGATATTGCCAAAATCACAGATCGACTTTCCTCTACTAATTATGTGGCCGGATGGAGAGGCTGGAGTATTACCAAGAGCGGAAGTAGTGAATTCAATAACGTTGTGGTTCGCGGTGAAATTCAGGCTGATACAGGTACTTTAAATAATGTAGTTATTAATGAGAGTTGTAATATCCTGGGCACCGTAAGGGCTAATAAGATTATTGGAGACGTCGGCTCGTGGGCAATCAATATTGCTCAGCACCGCTCCCGTCGAATTGCGAAAGCACAATGGGCCTGGTTCGATTTGCTTGCTGTTGATCGCCAGCCGTTCGAGCAACGAGTGCAGCTTTTAGGCGCGCTTCGCCAGGACGACTCAATTAATATTACGGGTGGAGGTAAATTAACGGCAGGTATGGAGTACAAGAGTTATGAAGGTGGCTCGTTGAGTATGGGTAAACTAGGGTACTGTATTCTCATGCTGGGTACCGGCGCTACTTCGGGTGGTGGCCCCATGACCTGTGCGCTCTCTATTGATGGCGTTTTATATAAGCAGGAAAATGGGAGTATGGAAATTCAATCAATGGATTTCATCGTTCCGCCAGGTACCGGCCAGACTGTTGTGCGTTATGGGTACTATCTGGACAGAAACGGTGGTATGACGGGTGTAATCTTGTCACGTTTTCACGCGTTTGTTATGCGTAATTCAAATATTATTCGAGGTGTTTCAAGTGATTAA